GTCAGTACACTATGCAAGGTATGCAAATCGGTTTGAATGACAGAGGTAGAAAAGTTGTACGCGACACGAGCAGAATTGCTCAACAGATGACTCAAGGCTTTAATCCTAACTTACAGGCTAGACCGATGGTGCAAGGTATCAACAGAGAGCTAAGCAACTTATCAGCAAGAGGACAAGTTCAATCAAACCACACTACAACATTTAAAGCAGAACCTAACAAAACTACATTACATGTACAACTCGACACAGACGACGAAGTGCTTACGGCTAAAGTCAACGGCATAAATGCTCGTGATGGCGAGGTACTATCATTTTAGGAGGCTTGACAAATGGACTTAAAAATTACCAAGCTCGACGGCACCAGCTACACGCTGGGGCAATACGGCGTGACGGTTAAAGACGTTATTATCAGTCCAATTGAGGTTGAGCATGATAAAAGAACCATAAAAGGTTTACATGGAACATTTGACGCAGGCAAGACATACAAGGGACGCGATATCAGCGTTCCTTTTGTTTTTGTTACTGACAACTTAGCCACATATCCTTTATACAGAGACTTGATATATGAGCTAGTTTATGATGATGAACCTTTTTATATTCAAGAAATGCGCAGACCTAGAGAACAACAATACGAATTTAAAGACACATCTTTTGAAGATACAGCAATAAGAACTGACCAATACGGGTTTGAAACTGTTTTTGATAGCCCACAAACAGAAAATGAAATCTCAACAGGTAAACGTTATTTAGTTTCAATTTCTGAATGTGACGAAATAGACCAAAAAGGCACAAAAGGCACAGGCTCCTTGAAGTTCTCAACCGAAGAGTTGCCTTTTGCTGAAAGCGTCGGAACTTCTTTAGATTTAGAACGGGACGGGCTAGACAATGTAGAAAACCCTATTTGGTCGTATGGTATGGGGCTTTCACGAGACCCTGACACATGGAATTACACCTTTGATATTAGTAAACAAAAAGAGCATGACGTGTATAATTTCGGAAACGTTCCGATAGACCAATTCAACCAACACTTGGTTATTAGGCTGACTTTTAAAGAGGAGCCATCGAGCGTAGTAAGATTTGGTTTCAACAGCACCCAATGTGAGATTGATACGGAAAAGGCTAATATTAAAAAAGGCGATGTTGTAACTTATGAGTCAGGAAATTATTTCAAAAATGGCCTTAACATACTGAACAGTACAAACTATGGAATACCTGTTATGAGAACAGGAAGAAACGACTTTATATTCAATGACTCTTATGACATAGAGGCTCAAGTTGAATGTAGGTTCTACTATTTATAGGAGGTCATAACTAATGGCAAGAAAAGTAATTTCAACGCCCCTTGATTTGAATAACCTTAAAAACCACAATGCTAATTACAAAGAGCTATATAATCAAATTCAAGCTACTGACAAACGACTTAGCAAAAACATGTGGGACGAACTGAGAAACGCAAACACAATGAAAATGCTCGAACCTGTTCAAACAGCTGACCAGCTACCAGCAACGGCTGAGGATAAATCACTTGTTACTGTGATTGATGAGCAACGTGTTTATGCGTATGTGTATGATGAGTGGCAACCTTTTAATGAGATTGACCTAGACCCGTTCGAGCCATTTAAAGATGAGCTGGCTGAAATCGTGGCTCAATATGAAAAACAAATACAAAATATTACCGACCAGGTTCTTTCAACTAAGGACACAGCTATAGAGGCTATAGAAAGCACTCAGAACCAAGCTGAGAGCAATATAGAAAGCACTAAACAATCATCTATAGACTCAGTAAACAAAGTACAACAAGAGGCTGAAAACCAAATTAATAAAACTACTAAAGAGCTAGAGGGGAAAACCTCAGAGCTTACAGCCTTATTTAACGATTACTTAGAACAGCTTACTAGCAATCGCAATACTTCGCTTGCTGAGGTCGAGGACGCTAAACAAGTAGCGCTTGACGCACTGGCTGATTTTCAGAACACGGACACGAGCAACTGGCAAAAATATAAATTAACGCAAGATGACGGAACGACGCAAATACTGCACAAAATGGACTGGGCAGATGAGTCTGCACTTGACGCTCTTGAACCAGGAAAATACTACGCTACTGTAGGAGAAAATTTACCTATAGGCTCAACTAGCTATAACGGCTTTGTGGACGTGCTTGTCAGAGATGGTCAGGGGAATAAACTTATTATCTACAGACCTTATAATTCTAATCAATCATTTATTAAGAGGTTTTACATTGATTGGAAAGATTGGGAGCCCTCAGCAGGTACTAAAGTCGAACTTTTCAGTGGTAGCTTTTCAAATGCAAATGGTCAGTTATCTTTAAACGATGACCCTAGAAAATATACATACTTGATTTTTGATATTGAAACTATCGGGGGAGCAGATACAGCTTTCGGCCGTTTCTGGAGAGATTACTACGTTATGAGGGCAGCCAACTTAGGAAATTCTGCAAATGGTGCTACTTTAATTGAAACAAGTATGAGAGTAGACTCTTCTGACCCATCTAAAGTAAATATCGAGGGTAGTGTTCGTGTTGAAACTGACACTGCGTCAGGCAAGGACTATATGCCTGAAATAGTTAAAATATTGGGGGTTATGTAATGAAATATTTTGATGAAGATGAAAACAGAAACGATGAATTGAAAATAACTGTAAATGAAAACGATGAAGTAGTTGGGTATGCAGTTGTCGGAGGTATTTCAGGAGAAATAAGCGTTCCTTACGAAAAAGCTCCTGCTGATTTCGTTGAGGTCTTTGCTCCTAAATATTTCCTTTATAAAAACGGAGAGTTTTCAGTCAATCCTGACTATAAAGAACCTATAAACGAAATGTAAGAGGTGTATTAAATGGCTTTAATCCTTATAGATTTAAAAGGGAACGCCTATCCAGTAGAAACTGTAACCAACCACACAGCTAGAATGAACGGCGACGGTATGCTGACATTCAACGTAATAGAAAATAGTCAGACAGAACACTTCATCAATGACATATCTAAGCTATGGCGAGTTGAGAACGTTACAGGAAAAGCTGAGTCACAGGCTTACGTGATTGTTATTGCTAGAAGAAAAGCCTTGAAAGATAAGCAAATCGTTGAAGTTACAGCAAAAGAGGAGCAATTCGACTACTTAGAAACACAGAGGGTGTATGAGAACATCACGGGAAGTCGTACAGCCGTTGACTACTTTAATCTAATATTTGACGGCACACCTTACAGGTATGTGTTGCTCGATGACGCCTATGCTAAAGAGTGGGAAAACGCAGGCGACGGACAATCTAAGTTTGACATGTTCCTAAAAGGCTTAGAGCGTTACGGTTTTGAGTTCCAATATGAGCCAGCCTCAAAAACATTTAAGTTGGGCGAGCGTATTTCACGCCGTCCAGCTTATTATATCTCTAAAAGGCTGAACGCTAACGACATTAGTTTTGAAGAGGACGCAACCAGTTTCTATACATATGCACGAGGCTACGGCGACTATGAGGGCGACGATAACATGCACGAGGCGAACTTAAAGCGTGAGTGGCCTAAAGGGGCAAAAAGCCCAATGATAGAGCTGTTCGGTATCAGAGAGGCGCCACCTATTACAGATGGCCGAATTACGAAAGAGAAGACCCTCGATAAAAAATTAGAGGAGTTAGTCGACCAATCTGTAAAAATGTCAATTGAACTTGATTTTGTAGCACTTGGACGTAACTATCCATTTGCTCAACCTGAAATAGGCGACGAGATACCTGTAATTGACGAAACTATCAACTTTAACAAATTGTTGCGTATTCATGAAATTAAAACAACAAGAGACGCACACCATAAAGTCACTAAGCAGACTATCGTAGTTGGCGACCCTAAACGAGAAATAAGATACAAAAAGAAACAGGCAGGCGCAATTTCAAATATAGATGACTTGCTTGGTGGGCGTACCAAGTTAAGAGAATCTGTTTTGCCTAGAGCAATCAATGAGGCTACTGAAATGTTGCAAAAAACCTCAAGTGAACTTACTTTCAGTGAGCAAGGCATTGTTGCTGTAGATAAAAACAACCCTAACTATGTAACGCTTTTAAACTCTAGTGGTTTAGGTGTCAGCAAAGATGGAGGCCAGTCGTTCCATAATGCTATAACTCGTGGCCAAATAAACGCTGACCTTATAACAGCTGGCTCGTTAAACGCCGACTATATAAGAGGAGGCACGCTAGACGCTAATCTTGTCAGAATTGTCGGAGGG